CACTGCTATTTATTACATTTCCATTTTCATCTACAAAATCTACTCTTGCTCTTCCTCCGTGAACTGCTGGCACTTTTTTCGAACCAGCATCTTCAACAATATTTCCGTCCATGTCTTCTATTACTACCTTCATCTTTGCCTGCCCAGGTTCAGAGTATCCAGATATTGCACGCCCTTGATCATCATATGTGACTTCCTGCTGCCCTCCACCTGTCTGTCCACCAAGCAAGGTCGTTCTCAATACATCCGTGTCCACCTGTGCAGATTTCTCACGCAATGATTGTTCGATGGGAAGCAAGCTTTCAAGTGAACCAACATCAGAAAAATCTGCATTCCCAACTTTTTTACCTGTGAGTAAAGCAAGCTGTGTCTCAAGTGCTTCCTTCATGCCTCCACCATAGCTCGTAAGGTTGGGTTGCTCATTCCCACCACCCATTGCTGAATCAACTATCCCAAAGGGATCTACTACTTGGTCTACTACACTTGACATATTATTTTCTCCTTTGAATTTTGTTAAAATCGTACCACCTAATTGGATGGTCTTTTGTTGCTCTCATCCATCCGACATGAGGTAGACTGTAAGGTGCTTGCCGGATTAAATCTTTTACTTTTCCAATTGCCATGTGGACATACCAGGCATTTGGATTTTCCACATGCCATTGATTGACAGGATTGGTTTTAAAATTCCTATCCACAGGTTTTAAAAGCAAAAATTGCGATGGTGAAATAAATACATGACCATATGCCATGTATCGTGAGATATCCTGAAACATATCATTATTACACTTGTCGTATAACTCCTTTGCTTGTTCCAAAATATTCATGCGTCTAAATTCTTTACAGGAATATCTCCTTCGTAATTCGATAACCACAAAGCAAACATTCGATGTATCCCGTCTGCCACTTTTCCATCTTTTAAAAGGATTGGTTCTTTTATGCCATTTTCCTTTATGTCATTTGCAAGAACAAGCAAAGGTAGGCACTCACGAGCAACACGATTCCAATCAATGTTGTATGGGCCAGCCTCAAATAATTCGTTTAGTTTCATGTACTAATTGTCGCTCCTAATGCGACCACTTTCCAATTCGATCCATCGCTTACTGCGACTGTTGCTGCACCTGAGTTTCCATCGGTTACATAGATCATTTGCCCGGCTGGAGATGCGGATGGCACACCACTCACAGCGTATGATTTTAATGTCATTATTGTGCCTGAGATCGTACCACCTGTCAGAGCAACTGCATTGCTTGCTTGGGTGGCAATTGTGCCTAGTCCTAAGTTCGTGCGTGCAGTACCAGCAGTTGATACATCTGATAAATTATTGCTTGGTTGTAGGAATGCAGAGGTTGCCTGTGTGGATGCAGTGCCTAGTCCAAGTGCAGTCCTTGCTGCCCCTGCATTTGCACTTCCTGTGCCTCCATCTGCAATTGCAATGGGTGAGGATAGACCACTAATCGTGCCTCCTGTGATGTTTACATTTCCTTCATTAATCGTAACTGTTGGTTCACCAAGTTGGTTGAGTGACGCAGCCGTTACATCCACGCCCGTGGCAAAGGTAAATCCTCGTGTCACTGTTGCGGTGATTGCCATTATGCAATTTCCCTTCTTGCTGCTGCCCCTACCCCAATTGCTTCTAATGCAAGATGTCTAAAGCTCGGTCTGCCTGCGGTGACATTAATTTCTATGTTTGCACCATACCCACGGGTGCGCCCCGTACCAAAGCGGAAGAGTGCTTCTTCTGTGCCATCTGCGGTGTGGCTTAAAACTGTGTTGCTTGCGTCTGGGTCAAGTGTGTTGACCTTGATGTTAAACGCATCGTTATTGACTGTCTTTGCAGCTACCTGTCCACGTCTCCAACTCTTCACACCAACATCTCCAAATGTGAAGGAGCGTGATACAAGTTTACCTGCAATTGCAGTTGTGCCTGACTCACTTGTACTTCCTATCTTGCGACCAGAATCATCAATGGAATTTTCTTCCATGAGATAAAATCCGGTGTCATTACATGCGAATAATCTGCGTCTAGTTGGTGCAGATCCGTGGGAGCAAATCACCCAATCATCTACATGAAATGCCAAACTGCCTGACATTGCTGGGTAGGAATCAACACTTGTCCAAGTGGATGTGAGCAGGTTAAATATAAATATTTTGTTGGGTACTGTGGAATTGCCTGTGGGTACTGCAAGGTAGTACTTATTGTCGTACACCACACCACATGATTTATCTGCTGCTGCGTAGTTTATACCTTCAACAGGATCATCAAACTGATCTTGTATAGGTCTGGTCATGGGTATGGTTTCGCCACTTACTTTTGAAATTGCAACGCCAAGACCTTTTCCTGGATCATTCCCTGGTGACAAGACGATGACCCCGTTATCTGACAGGAAGAATGTTTGTGGCCCAGACTGTGCGATTGATTTGCGTGCCACACATCCATGCTGTCTTGTTATTTCGTAAGTGTTAGCTGCACTTACTGTCGCAATATTATTTATCATATGGATGGATGACCTTGTAAACACGATCAACTGATCTTCTTGATAAGGCATGTATCCAATTATTTGCCCATTTGCTGTTCCTCGATTGATTCTAAATTGCGCGTCTGAAGGAGTGAACACATCAGTCGAAAGCAAATTACTCATCAGTACAGTATAAATAGAATCTGTGGGTTGTGGGATTATTAAACGATTGCGAAAAAATATACCAAAATCCGTGTTTGGACATTGAATGTTCCCACTACCTGGACTTGCATTTGCTTTGACCACAAAGTCATTGCTTACATCTCCATCCCATTCAAGTGGTGTTTTATTTTTACCACGAAACAAGATAAGTTTTTCCAATGCTTGCACGAAGCTTGCGCCATCTGCCGTGGCTACAACTTCACTACCTGGATAATCAATATCGATGCCTGAGTTGTTTGCATCATTCCATAGAATTACTTTATCCTTAGTGGCAACTACCACATATTCATTTCCTGTTGCAGGATCTGAGTAGAGTGTGGATGCAAATACCATCTCATTCGTACCATTGTAGCTAAGTGTAACTGCACCTGCCAAGAAATCTATACCTTTGCGTACCTCTGCAAGGTCACCAATCAAGCGCATATTCTCGCTTGTCTGTACGAAGCCCGGTTCTAAAGAAGTTGCTTCTTGGTAACTATCAATACCACGAAATCCACGATCCCCATCTTGAAGAACTTGGTCATCGAGTCTGCCTGTTGTGCGATAACGTGCCATTCACTTGTTCTTGATTTCTTGGTAGAGTTTTCTACCCATGTACACGATTGTGATTACACCTGCAATGCATCCAAATAGATCATCAAGATGTGCGAGACCAAAAGTGGCAATTGTACCACTCATTCCTAGAATTGCAGTACGATCAATCATTAGAATAACCAATCGAAAATAATTAGAGTTACAACTAGCGTGACAAATACTGTGAGCATTTTACCTTTTTTAGAAAGGGATAAAAATTTATCTTTTAATATTTCAAGATTTTTCATTTCGTGGTGGTGGTTTTACAGGGAATGGTGCGCGAGTAGCGTGTTTAATTGCTTCGGTTTGCGAGCATTGACGAGCCGTGCGTTTGGCAACAAAGATGGGAATGGCAAGGTATCCACCAAGTAATACTGCTGCACCGATTAATATCTTTTTTATGTACGAGGTAAATGCATCAAAGCCTGTCTTATGCTCCTCCATGCCTTGTGCGACCAAGGCAGAGACATCTCCGTGACTAAGTGCCTCTATGGTTTCTTCTGCTTCTATAAGAGCATCTTTGTTCTTTAATGCTTCTCCAGCAAGGACTCCTGCACCAGCACCTAATGCCGCTGTGCCTGGGCCACCTAGACTACCTACTCCACCTCCAGCTATACCGCCAAGTGTTGGGTAGACAGAACGCAAACTGCATCCCGTGAGGCACAACGCCAATAATAGTATGGCGGTGTAAATCATTCGCCGGGTGGTTCGTCAGGAGTCCACTCGTCCGTTGCTAAAATGGCGAGTATTTCAGAATGGGAGTATTGCGTTTTGCCCTCCAGGAATGAAGGTGTTGTGTCCGAATCGAACTTAACAAATGTTTTAGAACCATCGAGTGAGTAACGGATTGTGTCGGAACTGGTCTCATCCACTTGGTCAAAATTCACGGAACTAACTTCGTCCGCATTGATAATTACATATTTTCTGCTCATAATTTATTAAGGTACATCGGCTACAATTCCGTTAGGTGATGATATATTTGTCATCGATCCATCAATGCCAGTAATGCGATTACCTGACCCATCGGTTGCCACATTGTAAATCTGAGGAAGACCCCCCACAACAGTCCCATCAGCATTTCCACTACCATCAGAACCATCTCCCATTCTCCACCAACCCACAGGATTAAGTGAAGATATGTCGTTCGGTACTCCACTGTTATAAATTACAGAGATTGCAGTGTTTGAAAGAACAGAATCGAAAACAGCAAATTCATCGATTAAACCAGAAAAAGGTACAAATCCTACTGCGGTCATGGCAGGTGTACCTCCTGCAAAAGTTAAGCTCGATGACATTGTAGCTTTGCTTACGGAAGGATTGCTTCCGTTTGCACTGGTTGGAAAAGTACCTGCCCCATCACTTTGTCCGTTTAAGAATATTTCTACATCGTTCCCTGAAAAAGTTACTGCCCCATGATACCAAGTGTCGGCAGAAAGTGTAGTTGCTCCACTAATCCTAGAAAAGTAAATTTCAAAGCTGAGTTTAGAATTTAAAATCTGCATAACTCTCGCTTGACCGCTTGCATTATTTCCCCATCCACACATAAAATCGTATCCAGATAAAGCGTTTGATGTAGGTTTAAACCATGCCGATATTGTAAAATTAGTATCTAAGGAAATTGCAGATGTACCCATCAAGAGGTAGTCATCACTTCCATCAAATGATCCAGAAAGAGTGTTTGTTATGGATGGTAATACTAATGGTACATCAGTTGAAAAGGTTGGGCCGTTAGTGAGCGTTCCGTTGTTTGAATTAGATGACATATCGTATACAGTCGTACCACTTCCAGCTTCTGTACCATCTCCCATTCTCCACCATGCTACGGGATTGAAAGTGCTAAGATCACCAGGCACTCCGTTTGTGCCTCCACTTCCTCCGCTTTCCTCGCCTTTGTAAATGTTCGATATTTGTGCTGCACTTAACTTAGTATTAAATATTGCTGCCTCATCTATTAGCCCAGGAAAAGGCCTAATATCGCTAGGATGGATACCAATCTTCAGGTCACCTGTGTTTGTTGTTCCCATGCCCATTGAAACCGTGTTATCTGCACTTCCGTTGACATAGTAAATCAAATTAGAGCCGTCCAAAGTCGCGGCTAAATGAACCCATTCTCCCCTGTTAATTTCGGTAGAACTGCTTAGTGCAGCACCTGATCCGTCCCAATATCGCATTACAAATTTCCCAGCGGTTTGACCCGTCACTTTAGTTAAAAACGTGTAGTTCTCATCTGAACCAGCCCATTTCGCGAAAAGGTACGGGTAATCCACGGTATGCGTGGTATTCATGTTTACCCATACCGAAAAAGTCCCTGCACTACTAAGGTTTAAGCTACTGTCATGAGGAACATTCAAATGGTCATCTGTGCCATCAAAGCTTACACTGTATTGATTTGCGAATCCACCACCACCACCAGATGTTCCACTACTAGTCGCAGCTTTACCTCCACCTAGTCCAAGACCAAGCGATATGGTCGATACTCCCATCCTAAATGTTGTAGGCTATTACAGCACCACTTGTTAAAGTAATGCTTGTAAAGTTTCCGTACAGTACAGTTCCGGCAGATAATGTGGTTGCATCCTGCCCGGTGCAGATATCATCCAAGTTGGTGATGTTACTTGTCTGTGCTGCAAGCACTGTATCTTCTGTTGCTTGGATCGCAAAGAATTTACCTGTCGTTGCACCTGTGGTATTAATATAAGTGCCTCCATTTAAACCTAAACCTCGATATTCTGATGCCATAATATGTGTTCCTTTTTATGCCGATGAGACGGCAGTTGTTCCGTAAGTAATAAATTGTAATGGGGTGGATTGCCCCTCTTGTCGTTCGAGCTTATCTAACTCGGTTTGAATGATTTGTTCTGCTTGTTGGTAGATGACATTTGCCTTGTCTTGCTGTCCGTCAGCTGAAAGCCAGTCACCCATTGCCCCCGTTACCGCATACTCGCTGAATATGTATGGGAATACACTTGAGTCACTTGCATACTCTGGAAAGCCTGCCCGGTAATATACCCATACAGGTGCGTTGCTTGCACGGTCAGGTAGAATTGCTTCTCCATATTCCGTGCTTCCACTTGCATCTGCAATATTTCTATATGCTAAATCGTTTGCTCCAATTGATCCGTAAGGGTCATTATCCGTGACCCGGAATATCTCGCTTATGGTTGTGCCAAAATCGATGTAAGTAAGCATACTTGCCGTTGCTGTTGCTCCACTTCCACTACCGCCACTAAAACTGACTGTGGGTACTCCTGTGAATGCTGTGCCATTATTAGTCACTGCAACTCCGTTTACTTCTCCATCTGCGTTTATTGTGGCAGTCGCTGCTGCGGAGTTTCCACCTCCACCACTAAAGCTAACACTTGGTGCGGATGTGTAACTTGCTCCACCACTACCAACCTGCACACTTCGTACTCGAAGGTCTGGGATAACTTGCGAGATGACTGAATTGAATGGCCATGCAGTGCGATCCCATGCCAACTTGCCAAAGCGGTTAAAGCTGCGTACCGCAGCAGTTGATTCAGCAGTAAGGAATGAATCCACGCCAACCATACTTACTAGGTTGGTCAGCATGGTGCTTACTGCTATCTTTCTCATGCGAAGCTTGGTTTATCAAAACCTCCAGATACAAAGGTCTTCTTGTTAAATGATTTAGCTTTAAGATGAGGGTTGTCCCTAAAGAACTCATTCGTAAAGGCTTTGTCTCCCCAGCATCCTTGCTTGTCTTGATGCCAGCGAAAGTATTCACGGGCAGGTATCGTGCCTTTTAACTGACCAAGTCCTTCAACTTGTCCACCTTCTCCGTTCTCCTTGCCACACTCAATCTCACGCTTTTTTGCCTCGTACTTTTCAAGGTCAACTTCGTAACGCAAGTGTTTCTCCAGGTTCTTCATAAACTGTGAACCATTGCCTTGTGCTGCACCCCACTTAGGTATGAATATTTCTGCCATGATAAATTGATGTGGAAAAGGGAGTGACCCGCTACGCAGATCACTCCCCAAATCCTAAACGTTTCTTATCCTACGTCGTTCGCAGAATGCATAGCCAGATAGATATCTAGCTCACCTGCTGTAAGAGCAGATGGTGATCCGGAAGACGAGTTAGTGAACACGGCGCTCAACACATCAGCAGCAGCGGCAAAGCTACCTGCTAATGTTTTAACGCTTGCCCCAACTTCACTGATGATTGGCCCGGCACTTGCAACGCTTGTGCTGGTAATGAAGTTGTTGGGATCTCCGTCCGTACCAACTTCAATTGCGAATGCTCCTGTACCAGCAAATGCAGTGGTTACATTAACCATAGCTTTTGAGATAACGAAGTCTGTAGGTGTGTCACCAAGAGTTACAGTTACTGTATCACTTGATCCACTTCCTTCATCCACATCGGTGAACAGAACTTTGAACTTATGGGTAAACCCTTGAGCGCGTTCCTGGTTTGATAATACACTCTTGCGAGCGCTTGGTAATGTTACTGCTGTATTAGCCATTTCTTAAATCTCCTTATATTAAGTGTTATTAGTTAAAATATCCGTGAGCAACAGGTGACAAACATGCCAATCCAGCAACTACATCTACAAAACCTCTGCGACCACCACCTTGATTCTCAAGCTCAGTTACAGACTCAGCTTTTAAGGACATCATGGATACATACTCAGGATCAATTAAGAGACCTGCGTCTGCGTCAACTGTGTCGCTTCCTGACGTGCGGTTTATAAACAGCGAAGGAGCGATATTCACCAATCCAAAATCTCCCTCATATACGGAAACTGAGAGAGTTATCTTCTTGGATTCTGCGTCCTGGTTAACTGTGTAAGTTCCGTTGGTTGCTGCAAGCTGACGTGAGAAGTTTGAGATTTCCTGCTTGAGACTTGGCCCTGCAAGTAAGGTCAACTGTCCACCGGGCATTCC